ACCGATTATGGACAATGGAAAGAATTAGGTATTGGTGGGTTTTATGTTGTAACTGGCGTTAATCATCAAATTTTAAGTGGCGATGTGCTACATTCTACCATAGTGCGCGCTAAGTGGGTAACTTTCGGAAGCTGCGGAGACGCTAGCACAGGAGCCGCAGCAAGTCTCAAAGGCAATCTTCAGAAGAAAGACTCACCGGCCGATACCGTCGACAAGCCCGGCACGGGGACACGCTAATGGCTCTATCTAAAATATTGCAACAGGCCCGGGCCAAGGGCAATAATTTTTTAAGATCGCAAAATATTTTCATTGAAAAAAAGTTTTATTACAATGAAGTATATCCAGATGGAACATCGCCATGGGCAATACGTCCAATCGATTTTGTTAATGACAATCCTTTGTATGGCAGAGTAGATATGAAAAAAGATTTTGTTTATCCAAAAAAAGATAGATTGAGATCTCTAAATGTTAAATCAAAAAAAGCAGATGTACGAGTTTTAAGTTTCGTTGCAGATGCATTTGAAGATTTAAAAAGATATATCACCGCACACATTGCAAATGGGTATTTGAATCGAACAGGGATTATTGCTCAGCTTGAACCAACAAGGGCTTTTTATGATATAAAAAAGATGTATGAAAAATATATAAATGTACACTATGCTCATTTCACTTTGATCTATTTGGCCCTCGCAACAGATTCTTCAATTCATAGAAATTTTCCTCCGGAGAAAAAAATCATCAATTTTTTAGATTTCATGAAATATTTTAATGAATTTATAAAAACTTCGGGCAAAGTACTTCCTTTCACGTTAAGCGGCCTAGCTGCATCAGGGAACTTATCTCCACTTTATACTGGCCTATGTATCGAGATTCATGACGCTAAATACGATGATGATGAAGAGAAGCATAAATTTGTAGATGACCCCAACTTTAGTTTTTTTCAACTAGCAGCTAGAAAACATGGATTTTTATTAGATAGAAATGTGCCATGGCGATTAGTTGCAGATGTTACATCGTACAAAATGCGCGAGTACATAAGAATAGATTATGAAAGGCCCTTAGTCAAAGAAGCACTAGAGACAATTCATGCTGACTTAGATAAAGATTTACAAAGTATATTCCCTACTGCCGAAGACTTGAAACCTACAGGAAATTGGGAGTATGGAGATAATTGGACAAAGATTGAGGCAGATGCGGATGCCCTTAAAGTATTTCAGGACTTTGAGGTTGCGAAGGCAGGAATAATCAGCGATTTAAGCAATACTAACAAAATAATATTACAAACATTTAAGGGGGCGGAGGATCCACAATATACAGTTACATATGATAATACGCTTTCTTATCCATTTAGTGTTATAAAAACTGAAGAGTGTGATGACGCTAACAATTGCACTTCTTGGGTTTTCAAGATGGATGCCATATTTGATGAATATTATAATAAAGTTTATATTGACGAACCTCTTGTTATGAAAGAAATAATGTGGAGATTCTGGAATTCATTCATTCTTAAAAATCAATCCGTCAAAGTATCAAAAGTAATTGGTTGCTCAGATTCTGGATTTAAAACACGTATTGTAGAACATGTAAATCGTCAAGCCATAGCGTGGGTAGACTATGTAGCAGAATATGGAGATTTATTTTGGCTTAAAACTTATTTTGATATTAGAATCGCTGAAAATCGCATTAGATGGAATAAAAATAAATACAACCGTAAAATAAAAAAAGCATTTTCAATGTCGAAAATACTTGACTTTGAAAGCTCTATAGCGTATATTAATAGTGAGACAAAAAAGAGGCTTCTTGGTTATGGCGAAATTTATAAAGAAAAAGAAACACAAGTTGATGATGCCCTTGCAAAAATTCTACCTCTTGGCGCCACACTCCCAGCAGGTCAAAGCTATTAGAGGCTAAAATTGCTTTTTCAAACATTCGATGAAAAAAATAAATGTGCTGCAATATTTGCAAACAACAAGCTTTACTATAAAAAATTCCCTAAAGGTTTGACAAGAACATGGTCGTACTCAGAGATATTAAAAGACCGTGATGATATTGAGTATGCACAACTTTACTGTGGCGGAAAAACTCTTAATGAAGTGTGCCCAGAGCCCTTGAAAAAAGAGTGGGATACGATGTATAATAGATTGAAAGCTTTTTATCGGTCTTGCCTCGAAGCAGATTTGGATTTAAGTAAACACTGCTTTTTTGACATGACCCCGGAATCTTTTTTAATTGATTATGCTAAAAACAAAAATAACATCAGCGAGTATGTATTCGCCAATTACGAGAGACCAGAAAACTATGAATTTTTAACTTCATTGTCAAAAATTTTAACAGAAATTAAGTACAACAAATTAAATACTGATTATTCTGCATTAAATGGCAAATTGGCAGTACCCAAAGTAAGGCGATTTATTAAAAAAAATAAAAAACTTAATCAAATAAAGTATAACATGTTCAAAACAAGGACAGGAAGGTTGGCAACGTTTCCAAATTCATTTCCCATCCTAACGATGGACAAAACTTACCGTAAAATCCTTAAACCCGCCAATGATTGGTTTTTAGAATTTGACTACAACGCCGCAGAACTTCGCGTGATGCTTGGGCTGCTAGGAAAAGAACAGCCCAAGGAAGATTTGCATGAATGGAATATGAAAAATATATATAAAAAAATTAAAACAAGGGAAGAAGCCAAGAAGAAAATTTTCGCATGGTTGTACAATCCAGAATTAGAAGATCAGCTTTCAAACCAAATATACAACCGAGAAGAACTTTTAGAAAAGTATTGGGATGGCAACAATGTGAAAACATATTTTAATAGAGAGATTAAAGCAGATAAACATCATGCTTTAAACTATATTGTCCAATCAACGGCTGCAGACTTATTTCTTCAACAAATGATTAAAGTTTGGGAATTGCTTAAAGGTAAGAAATCCAAGATTGCATTTTGCTTACACGACTCCCTCATTATTGATTTTTCAGAAGAAGACCAATATGTGCTAAACGAGCTTAAAAATACATTTGTAAACACCTCTTTAGGCAGGTTTAAAATTAATGCTTACGCTGGAAGAACTTACGGCGAAATGAAAAAACTAAATATTAACTAGGTATAATGAAATGCAAACAATTATTGGGCTAGGACAAGCTGGCTGTAACATTGCTGAAACATTTAAGCAATATCCACAATACAACATCTATACAATAGATACCGACATCATAAAGTCTGATACGGCCTACGCCTTGGAGCGCCAAGAAAGTCCAGAATCTTATGAAGAAAATTTTCCAGACTTAAAGAAAACCTTCCTAAAAGAAATAACAGGAGAGGTATTGCTTGCTACAAGTTGCGGATATATTTCTGGAGCTTCCTTGAACCTTTTAAGTCAAATAAAAAACAATTGTAATATCAGTGTTCTATACATTAAGCCCGACGATGCTCTTTTGTCGGGGACCAAGGCGTTACAAGAAAATCTTATTTTTAATGTTTTTCAAGAATATGCCCGGTCTAATGTTTTTGAAAGATTATATGTCATCGACAACCCCGTGCTAGCAAGTATTATAGGTGACATCCCGATAAAAGAGTATTATAATCGCTTAAATGAAGTGATAGTCTCAACTATGCATATGATAAATGTTTTTGACCACTCAAAACCAATAATGTGTACTTTTTCTCCTTTGATAAATACAGCAAAAATAGCTACTTTTGGTTTAGTAGAGTATGAAAGCGGAGAAGAGAAGATGTTTTTTGATCTCAAAATCCCTCGTGAAAAACGTTATTATTATGCAATTCCAGAAAAAATTCTTGAATCAGATGGGACACTTATGAATAAAATTAAAGATCATGTTAAAAAAAATCGTGAGCATGATAAAATAAAGATCAGCTATGGAGTATTTGCAACAAACTACGAACAACCATTTATTTATTGTATGTCCAATAGCACACTTATACAAAAAAATGAAAAAAAAGGTTGACAACCAATTCAAAGTTTGTTATAGTATTAACAGTGCAATGAGAGAGTTATCATTGTGACTTTAACAAGGAGAAAAAAATTATGGCATTAGATGTTTCAAAAATGAAAGAAAGACTCAACACTTTAAAGAACCAAGGAAAGAACAATAAACGGTTTTGGCGTCCACCAGATGGCGAATCAACTCTTCGAATTGTTCCCACAGCAGATGGAGACCCCTTCAAGGATTATTGGTTTCATTACAACCTAGGTGACAACCCAGGCTTTCTAAGTCCAAAAAGAAATTTTGGTGATGATTGCCCACTAGATGGGTTTGTTCAGCAGCTATGGAAAGAGGGCACAGAAGAAAGCCGTAAACAAGCTAAAAATCTTTCTGCCCGTCAGCGCTTTTTTACCCCGGTAGTTGTCCGTGGCGAAGAAGATCAAGGCGTACGTGTTTGGGGCTTTGGAAAGCAAGTTTATGAAGCTCTTTTGAAGCTCGTATTGAACCCCGAATATGGCGATATTACTGACCCTGAATCTGGTACAGATTTAGTTATCACTTACGGAAAGCCCGCTGGTGCGTCATTCCCGGTTACAAATATCACTCCCCGCAGACAAAGTTCCCTGCTTTGTCCCGAAGGCCCTGATAAGTGTCACGAAATGATGGAGGACGTTCCAGATTTTGATGAACTGTTTGCTGGAAGTCGTAAGACTTTTGACGAAGTTCAAGTGATGCTTGACAATTTTCTTTTAGGCGAATCCCACGCCGAAGAAAGTTCAAATGAAACTGCCAAGTATAACAATACAGAAGAAAAAGAAGGTACGTCAGTTGACAAAGCTTTCTCAGATCTTTTAGGCAGTTAGCGTTTTTGAGGGGGCTCTGTTGGTGTTAAAACCGTAGGGCCTCCTCATTTTTTAGGAGTTAAGATGGCGAAAGCAAAAACAAAAACAGGCAAATTAACAATGGCAGACATGCAAAAAATGCTTAATAAAAAAGCTGGCATGAATGTCGCACACAACCTTACAGA